AAAGCCCCCCAGCCGGAAGGCGGCGCAAGGAAAAAATCGTTCTGTTCCAGAATGGAAGGGATGAAAAAGAAGCTCACTTCCGCGAAAACCGCGAAAGACCCGAACAGTCGGATTAATAAAAGTTTGAGGGCGTGGAAATGCTAGACCTGAATGCTATGTGGATGACGGTGTTAAGCCTATTCACAGGTCTTTTTGCTTATATAGCGCATGAGAAGTTCACTGAACTAGCGCGGATTACGATCTTGTTGAACAAGACTCGTGAGGAGATTGCCCGTGATAACGTCACTAATGCAGAGGTTGAACGGATTACTGACCACATTGACCAACGCTTTGACAAACTTGAAGCGCGGATTGACCAACTTATTGCGCAAAAAGGACACTGATAATGGCTGAGAAATCAATCGGACGCCGCATGTACGAGAACGTCATGGGCACACCTGAGCAGAACGCTGCGGCTGAGAAGCGTATGGAAGAGCGGGACAAGAAGAACCCCGATTCCCTGCCAGCCAAGATCAACAAAGCTGCTAAAGCTGTGACGGGTAAAAACTCAGAGCCGGAAGAAGAGGTGCTTTACGGTCGTCCTATCGACGAAGCTACCGGCAAGCAAACTGGGAAGTCCCGTCCGATAGGTACAGTAAAACAGACTACCGAAACTATTACGACCCCAAAGTTTGTAGGTAGTACTTTGAAAAAGAAGTCAGAGCCGCAAGAAGAAACGTTTGTAGGTAGTACTTTGAAAAAGAAGTCAGAGCCGCAAGAAACAAACTACAAAAAAGGTGGTATGACGGCTTCCTCCCGTGCTGATGGTATTGCTCAACGTGGCAAGACTCGCGGGAAGATTTGCTGATGCCCAGTGTGTCTAAAAAGCAGCATAATTTGATGGCGATGGTCGCTAACGACCCTGCCGCTGCCAAGCGTACAGGTGTACCCCAGTCCGTTGGGGAGGAGTATATGAAAGCGGACAAAGGTAAGAAGTTTGGTGGCGGGGCAAAACGTTCCCGTCCTGATCTTCAGAAGGTTAACAAACCCTCGACCCGTCACGGGAAGAGCGAATTTTTTTCAGGAGGCGGTATGCCAGTCAAACCAGTGGATGAATCTAAAGCACGCTCACGCGAGTCCGATGAAGCAAAACGCGAAGCTGTAGGGGGTAAAGCTATGAAAAAAGGCGGTATGGTCGCTGCATCTAAGATGGGCAAGGTTAAGACCGCCGCTCCTAGCCGTGATGGTATTGCTACCAAAGGCAAAACCAAAGGCAAGATGGTCAAGATGGCTTACGGCGGCAAGTGCTGAAATGAGAGCCTCTCGGGGTATGGGGGCAATTAACCCTTCCAAGATGCCCAAGGGTGTAAAGAAAGCCCGCAGGGATGACACCGACTTTACTCAGTACAAAGAAGGTGGAACGGTTAATGCCGCCGGTAATTACACCAAGCCCGGCCTACGTAAGAAGATCGTAAGCCAAGTAAAAGCCGCAGCAACGCACGGTACTAAGGCAGGCCAATGGTCAGCCCGTAAAGCGCAGTTGGTAGCCAAGAAGTACAAGGCAGCAGGTGGAGGATATCGTGGCTGAAAAAGACAAACCCAAAGTTACTCAATTGCCGTATATGGGACCCCCCAAAGACGAGGCAAAAGAGAAAGAGGACAAACGCGTTAGTAAAACAATGCCTACAACAACGGGCACAAGACTAGCAGTACCTTTGTCTCCAGACTTTCGGGATCGTAATTACGCCAAAGGCGGCAAGGTTAAGTCAGCGTCAGCCCGTGCAGACGGCATAGCCCAGCGGGGTAAGACGCGAGGTATGATGAAGTGAAAGCCCCGCAAAAGTCGCTGAAAGACTGGGGAGACCAGAAATGGAGAACCAAAAGCGGAAAGCCGTCGTCAAAGACCGGGGAGCGTTACCTCCCGGAGAAGGCGATTAAGGCGTTGAGTCCAGCTGAGTATGCCGCCACGACGAGGGCCAAGCGGGCGGGGAAGAAAGCAGGAAAGCAGTTCGTAGCGCAGCCTAAAGGCATCGCAAAGAAAACAGCGGGATATAGATAATGGCAAATACTTCTGGCACAGCCGCGTTTAACCTAGAACTCGTCGAGTTGGTTGAGGAGGCGTACGAACGCGCCGGAAGAGAAATGCGTACTGGCTACGACCTGCGGACAGCTCGTCGTAGTTTGAACATTATGTTTGCTGACTGGGCGAACCGTGGCATCAATATGTGGACTATCGAGCAGGGGGTTATTGACCTTGTTCCGGGGCAAAACACCTACGCGATACCCAACGACACTATTGACCTGCTTGAGCACGTTATCCGAACCGATGCTAACCAAGTAGCCACCCAAGCTGACCTAACGATTACCCGTATCTCAGTATCCACTTACGCCACGCTGCCAAACAAGCTGCAGCAGGCAAGACCAATTCAAGTGTGGATTCAGCGGTTGAACGGCCAGACTTCCCCATCTACGACTTTGAGCGGGGGTATTGGCGCGACTAATACGACGATTACTGTCACCAACGCTACAGGCCTCCCTGCGGCTGGGTTCATTAAGATTGACAACGAGCTGATTAACTACGGCTATATCGTAGGTAATACGCTATACAACTGCTTCCGGGGGCAAGAGAATACAACCGCTGCTTCTCATTTGACGAACGCAGCAGTGTACTGGGCGCAGCTTCCTTGTATAAGTGTCTGGCCAACGCCTGATGCTTCTCAGCCTTATCAGTTTGTGTACTGGCGGATGCGTAGGACGCAAGACGCCGGTAATGGCGTTAACGTCATGGATGTGCCGTTTCGCTTTATTCCTTGTATGGCTGCTGGTTTAGCGTACTACGTTGCGACTAAAATACCGGAAGGGTTGGAGCGCCTACAAATCCTGAAAGCTCAGTATGATGAAGCTTGGGACTTGGCGGCGGGTGAAGACCACGAGAAAGCGGCACTGCGGTTTGTACCGAGGCAACAGTTTATTGGGGGCACGGTCTAATGTCTAACCGGTTTGCATCCGGTAAAAATGCGATTGCGGAGTGTGATCGCTGTGGGATGCGTTACAAGTTAAAAGTGCTTAAGCGTGAAGTTGTTAAGACAAAGAATTACGAGCTGTTGGTGTGTCCGACATGCTGGGACCCAGACCACCCGCAGTTGCAGCTAGGTATGTATCCAGTGGATGACCCGCAGGGGTTGAGGAACCCAAGGCCGGATCGGAGTTACTATCAGTCAGGTTTGAGTGGCCTACAGCTTTTGAATGGGGCGGGTACTAGCACAACAGAGAGCGGGTTCCCTGAAGGTGGTAGCCGCGTGATCCAGTGGGGCTGGAGACCGGTTGGTGGAGCGAGTGCAAACGATGCAGGGTTAACGCCCAACTACCTGACATCGGCTGGTGTGGTGGGTACGGTAACGATTACATAGGAGTCTGTATGAACAACATGAAGAAAGTAGCCAAGGCAGAGGTCAAGGCACACGAGAAGCGTATGCACGGTGCCAAGAAGATGGCAAAAGGTGGCGTGACTACTGATCAAAGAATGGCTTTGGGTCGCGGGATGGCCAAAGTCGCTAACCAAAAAACCGGCTAAGGAGCACGACATGGCTAAGTTTTCAGAGAAGGTCAAGGGTAAAGAGATCGGCCAAGCTAATGTTTACGCCGAGCCACATACGATGAGCGGCAAAGCTGTGGAAGCTAAAGTGCCTGTTAAGACTGGCGCTGCGGCTATGAACGAGATGAACATCTCGGTTGGTGGCGTTAGCAAGGGCAACTACAAGCCTGAGAAAACTGACGGTATCAAGATTCGTGGTACTGGCGCTGCGACTAAAGGCGTAATGGCTAGGGGTCCGATGGCATGACGTACAACGAACTGTTCATTGCTGTTAAAGACTATCTGCAAAACGATTTCCCCACAAATACGTGGACGAACGTAGCAGGTACAGGCACGACCACGTCTGACGGCACTGACCAGATCAACTTGTTTATCACACAGGCTGAAGAGCGCATTTACAATACGGTACAGATTCCACCGCTACGTAAAAACGTTACTGGGGTGACTACGGGGGGTAACAAATATTTATCGTGCCCAACTGATTTTCTTTCAGTGTTCTCGATGGCGGTTATTGACGCTACGGGCAACTACGAGTATTTGCTAAATAAGGATGTAAATTTTATACGGCAAGCGTACCCTAACCCTAACGATACTGGCATCCCAAAATACTATGCGTTATTTGGCCCAACAGTGGTATCAAGCACAATCACGGATGAGTTGAGTTTTATTTTAGGGCCGACCCCTGACATCCTGTATAACGTCGAACTTCACTATTATTACTACCCTGAGTCGATTACGGTGGCGGCTGACGGGCGCACATGGCTTGGTGACAACTACTCACCGGTTCTGCTGTATGGCGCTATGCTGGAAGCCTACATCTTCTTGAAGGGTGAAGTTGACGTGATGGCAACGTACAAGGCTAAGTACGACGAAGCTGTGGGTCAACTCAACCGTCTGGGTACAGGTCTTGAGCGCGGTGATGCGTACCGTGATGGTCAGGCTAAAATTAAGGTGAATCCGTAATGGCAATCCAACAGGGGCTCACGAACAGCTTCAAACAAGAGATGCTCCAAGCGGGGCAGAACTTGGCAACTGACACACTGAAGATGGCGTTGTATACGGCGTTCTCTGATATTGGCCCGTTAACCACGGTGTACACGACAACAAACGAAGTTACTGGTACAGGTTACACGGCAGGTGGCGTTGTTATGACCGGTGTGACAATTAGTACACAAACAACTGGCCCAGCTGCAGGGACGGTGTATGTGGACTTTGCGAATGTGTCGTGGCCCGGTGCAAACTTCACTGCCCGTGGG